TTACATACCGGTCATGTCCATTGCCTGACCTTCCGGTGCCTGCTGCATTTCATGATGCTTTGCCATACTGCTCTGGCTCTGTGTGAGTGCCTGTTCATAAGCACCGATAACCGCATCATTCAACCGCTTTCTGCATTCCTGCGTGATAGGGAAACAGATATCCTTGTACTCGTTCCCTACCTTGTAGCTGGGCATGGATACAAATAATCCATTGCTGCCCTCAATAATCTTGACTCCCCTAATGGCAAAGGCACCGTTAATGTTTACACTTGCGGTACCCTTTATGGACTCATTTGGTTTGATGGAGTGGATGCGTACATCAAAATCAAGCGGCTTCGTCTGCACTGCCTGTTCAGTCTGTGCATCGCCCTGGGTATTCTGCTGATTGTTTTTTGTTCCTTTTCCTGCCATGTTCTTCCCTTCCGCCTTACGGCTATTCCAATTTAAATGTTATTTCCGCAAAGCCTTTCGGCTCCACATAAAAATAGCGGCTTACCTCTTCCTCTGAAAATTCCACTACATCGGATATGGATAATGCATGTCCTTCAAAATCCCTTGGCACCCTTCTGCCAAACTTCTCCCAGACATCTTCCAGACTGAAGGTATCCACCTCTCCCTCATAAACGAGCGCATACTCCTTTTGCTGTGGTTTTTCAAAGCCTCTCTTTTCCCTTTCTGCCAGACTGATAAACCGCATCATAAACGGACTGTCCTGTTTAAGCTGATAGATTCTTATCCTCCTTCCTTTGGATGCTTCCACTGTCATTTCCATCCCACCACCCTCTGACAGACGGTCATAGACTCCTGACCTTATTTCCACTGCCAGCTTTTCTTTCTCAGACAGGAAAGCTATGATTTCTTCTTTATCAAAAATGGAATCCAGCACTACTTTCCCCTCTGACAGATAACCTGCCGGATTTCCATAGTAGATAAGGATTCCATCACGAAAAAATATGTTTTTCATACTGTTTCTCCATTCACATCCCTCGAAGATACGGTATCAACTGATTGTTCAAAAACTCATTGTCTTCACAATACAGGAATAATTTTGACATTCCGATTAAAAATGGCTCACCATCTAACGTGTGGATGGTGATAATACTCCCTTCCTTGCAGTTTTTAATAAAATCTGCAATGGCTATCCGGTTTCCTTCCACCACCGTTTCACTGACCAAGGCATCCTGTATTTCAAAGGCTTTGTATTTACTTTTTAGCAATCCGCTCCTCCCTCCTGCTGTGCAAGTTTCAAAATCCTTGCGGCAAGAGCCACCTGCTTTTCATGGCTCATGGTCTTTACGGCTGCATGGACATAAGCCTCCACAGCTTCTGCATCCTGCTTTCCTACCTCTAAAATGTCTACCTTGGATATAACAATCTTCCCAGTGTTTATGGAAACCTTTAAGATATCCCCTTTCTCTATCTCCGCTTTCTGTCGCATTTCCAAAGGTATCAGTACCCTGCCCTTTTCATCCAGCAATTTATACACCGGCTTTTTCATTTCGATAACTTCGCTCCTTCCTTTGCATCGGAAAGAATTTATTTCTTTCCGTTTTCCTCCTCGGTCATTCGCAAAACAATGTTTACTTTTTCTCTGGGGATGCCAAGATCTGCACAGATATCCAGAAGTTCTTTGGGTACATCCTCTGACTCTACATCCTCCGTAGGCAGAATCACAATCTTTCTATCCAAGCAGACAATATCCAAGTCTGCATCCAAGGGGATGTGTGCATCTGCAAGCAACTGTGGCGGCAGTTTCAACTCCGTTTCCCCACTCTGCAGCTCCTCCAACGGATCTTCCTCTGCTCTCTTTAACATAAATTCCCTTGATTCATTCCGGTAATCCTTCTCGCCTGCGGCAAGATAAATCAGATTTACCTCTTCCCCGGTACGGATACCTGTCTGTGCAAGCAGTACAATGGGAATTTCAATACAGCCTTTTTCATTCAGCACTCCCGTTATCTCCACTAACTGAACCATCTTCGTCCTCCTTCCTGCTACTGCCATGCCACACAGAATCCTTCTGCTCGTCAAACATTTCAAACAGATTCATCTGCATCGGCAGGCTCTTTCTTCTTTCTTCCATGTCATAGTTGGCAATCAGCACCTCCGGAAACTCACTTCCGTTGTCATAGCGCTGTGCCAGATTGTTGATTCGTGTCACCGCTTCAATCTGAAAGTCCTGATACAATTCCCTGATGTACTCGCAGTCATTGTAGGAAACCATGAATTTCCCCTCGATGCCTGCCAGTGTATCCCTAAGCCTTACATGATCTTCTTTGCGGAACACCACTTCATAATGCCCTTCGGTTTCAAAATACGGCGGATCGCAATAAAAAAAGGCATTCGGTCTGTCATACTGACGGATGAGTGCCTCAAAATCTTTATTTTCAATCACAGTATCTTTTAACCTCCGGTTTGCCTCCCAGAGAATAGTAAAGGTCTTCCTTATGTCAAATGGCTGGCACCCGTATGAAGTACAGCCACTTCCATAACTGTAGCGGATAATCTTATAAAAGGCCGCCGCCCTTTTCACATCCCCGACCACTGCTCGTTCCTTTAGAATGTCACAAATTTCCGCAGCCTCTGGCTCTTTTAGAAAATGCGTTGCTATCTCCAGTTCCTCTGCCAGATGCTCACTTTTGAATTCTTCCATCGTAAGGAATTTTCGAAGTGTCACAAACTCATCCCTGGAATTCAGTGGCAGGAAAGACAGTTCCCGAAGCAGAGCCATCGGTCTTTCCTTGACACAATAAAAGAGGTTTGCAAGATTCGAATTGAAATCATTGTAAACCTCCATACATTTATCCGGTGGCTTTCCAAACAGAACCCATCCGCCTCCGCCAAATACTTCTATGTAGCGGTCATAGTGCTTGGGCATGCGTAAGTAAATCAAGTCACGGAGTGCCTTCTTACCACCTACCCAACTAATAATGCTATTCAATTATGTTCTCCTCTCCTTTATTTTGGTCCCTCCATCTGCTGTACTTCCCCTGCAACCAGCGACTCATCCACCAGCCTTCTGATATTGGCAACTGTCTCTGGCATATCTGTAAAGTTCACATGATGGTCACGTTCCACAAGGGGTGTGTACCAATAATCGTAGGGAATATAGTATTCTCTGATGGCACGCTTCTGCTCCTCTGTAAGCTCGGCATTCCCCTGCACCAATGGTCCTCCCGGTGTAAGGAATGTAGTCCCCCAATGTTCTCCGGAAGATTCCAAGTCCAGCGTTACCAAGGCAAGTGCTTTTATGCCGGACTCCGTTCCTTTTACCACCGCAGGCATCATGACCATTCCGTATTTTTCATCCACATACCCTTCTCCATACACTTCCTCGAATGCCTGATGCATGGCAAGGAGTGTCTCGGCAGCATAGGATGTGTTCTCCGTATTGCAGGACATATTTAAGAGCAGGAAGTCTGTCTTGTCCAAGATTTCATTTACCTTGTCAATAAACTCCTGCTCTTTCTTTTCTGAAATATCGTCCTGCTGTGTAATGATATCAAAACGGTCAACCTCAATATTTAATGCAAGACAGCTTCCATTCTCCCATTTCATATGGATTTGCCCGATGTCATCCACATGGTCAACAACTCCTCTGCTTCCCGGCGGTACTGACTGTTCCCCTTCCATGCTGTACAGACGAATGGGTGTACCTTTCGGATACATTTCTTTAATCCGTGCTATCTCTTCTCTTTTTAACATGATTCTCCTTCCTCAATCTCTTTGATTCTTTTCTTCAGCCGGATACCATCTTTGACACCCTGCAAGTATAACTGCTCCTGCTTGATACAGCTAATGTCAAGAATGCAGCCTGTCAGTTCACTAATCAGCTTATACTCTTCTGAACCCAGTCCGCCAAATCTTTCCCTTATCTGATTCCACAGTCCAATTTCTTTCTGGGCAAGTTCCTTGACATCTTCCCTCTGTAAAATATCATGCCGGTAACTCTCAATCAGTTCCTGAAAAAACTGATAAAAAATATCTTCTCTCATATCCATAGGTCTGCTCCCTTCTTTTTGTTAGGACACACAATACTACAGACTCTGAAATATATCCAGCACAATATTATTTAGCAGGACATGTCCATTCCCTGCACCTGACTTCCCATCAGTTCTTCCTCCGTCATGACACTCCAGAAGTTTCCGTTGTTCCAGAAGCTGACATAGATTTCTCCGTCCTCCACATCAATGGGACGCTGTTCAAAGCCTTCGCCCCAGCCATCGCTCATCTGTCCGGTCCAGTATTCCTTTAACACTTCGATGTCATTCTCGGTCAGCGGTTCACTGATTTTACACTCCAGCACACCATATAACTCCCCGTCCACAATTTCGACCTTCGGCTGAGCCGACATTACCTTTGCGGCTACCGCCGGACTCCGGTCAAAGTAATGCATGAGTCCTCTTGGTTCTTCCCCTACACAGTATTCCTTTTCAATGGTTTCCGCGATTTCCTCTGCATATGGTGTCAGGTCACTGCGGTATAACTTCCCCTGTTCGAATCCTTCCTCATATAAACCTGCTGTCAGCGGACTGTAAAGCTGGAAAGTTTCATAGCAGCTCTCATCAATCTCCAGCGGATCAGCAAACTCTCCATTGTACTGCTGGTACTCTGACAGTTCTCTAGTGGCTCCCACAAAACCATCCTCCACATAACCGCTTGTTACAAGTGTCCCCTGTCTCTTGTCCGCTGCAAAGGAAGCATAATTGATGTGAGGGAGCAACAACTCATCCACATCAAATAACCCGGACTCCTCCACCATGTACTTTCCATACTCTTCATCGTTGTGTACGAAAGGATTTACTTCAAATTCCCCAAGCAGTTTTGCAAGGCTTGTCACCTCAGTAGGACTGCTAAACCCGGTAAATTCCACCACCATGGCAAGCTGCTTCATCTGCACTTCATCAAAATGCCTTACCGCCTGACACGTTTCATTAAATAATGTCAGTGCCTCCACACAATCAATGTTCTCCGGCATTGGCACCAGAATATCCGGCAGGCGCAGGTTATGTATATCTGTAACCTCCAGCTCCCAGAAATCCATGATCTGCAATCGTTCCTTTACCTTGTTCATGGAACAGATATCGGTAGGCAGATACAGATATTCGGTGTCCCCTGCCTGATTCTGTACCTCGATTGCTGCCACGATTTCATCGGATGCAAAGTATTCCGGGAATGTTTTTCCGTTATATACCTCCTGCATTTCAAAGCCATGCTCCACGAAAACTCCATAGGGCAGGACTTCCACCCTGCTTTCCTTGAACGTCTTTTCCGCAAACTTTATAAAGTTTGTCTGCTGCTTTTCCTCTTCTGGTATGGCTATGAATTCATCCAGATAGAGACGCTTTCCTACCTGCTCTACATCAGAAAAATCTGTAATCAGCGAAAGTCCCTTCATGCTGAAGGTCAGATTGATCAAATCCTGCATCGTTCCCACACCGTAGTCAGTGACATAGGAATACAATACTTTGCGCTCATACTCCGTGAAACAATCCAAACGTTTGGCGAAAAAATTGACCTCATCCATTTTCACGGTCTGCCCCTCGAATTTACAAAGAGGATTATCCTTCTCTGATGCTTCCACCAGCCTGCACACAGGTACGATTTCTTCAATACCGATTCTTTTCATCTGGAAATTTAATTCCGCATCCGACAATGGCAGTTCTATACTTTTTCGGCCACCACTCAGCACCTTAATCCGCATTCCACACCTCCTGCTTTACAATTTCCACTCCGCACTTCTCGATCACAAAAGCATTTACGATAAGCCTGAGTATCTCATCGGGTATCAGTTCCCGATCTGTCAGTTCCGATAATCGGATATGCTTTGTTCCGCTATAAACATCCTTTGCCGCATGAAACAGAATATACTGCTCCAGTGTCACGCCTCCAAGCCTTACCCTGTCAAAGTAAATCCCGGTATCCAGAACATTTTTGCGGACCTTCTCCCATAAAATCTCATCGGCAGACAGTAAAAATACGGCGGCAGCATATCCCGGTGCATACTGCAATGTCTTTGTCCTCTTTCCCATCAGCAGGGAATAGAAATCATTTCTGTGCTTTGGATTACGGAATATCAGTTCCTTATCCACTTCACAAAAAATTTCATCCACCCTTTTCTTCAGATGCTCCATCTGCATTCTGCTGATCACGCAGTCCACGATTTCAGAATAATTTCCCCTGCTCCTCCAGTCCACATCCATCACACAGATACCATATCCTCTTGGTCTGTAACCCGGTGGCTGCTGCATCTGCCTTTCCAGCACCCGAAGTCCCGGACTCACACAAAATAATTTTGACATTTCCACCTCCAAAAAAATAAGGCGGCACCTATTTCATTTCTAAAATAAGTACCGCCTTGCATTCATCCCTGCCCATATTCATTTTTAGTCTCTCTTACCACTCCCTCCTTTTCATTTTTCTTCAAATCACTCCCAAAACCACTTTTTCAGCCCTATGCATCTATAAAATTGTGCAAATAAATCGGGCAAAAACTAGCCAATTTTCGGTCTAATTTTTGCCCTCAAACCACAACATCTTGTGGTCAAACCCTACTATTTCTTCTCTTTTCCACAATACTGCATCATTATCACGCACTCAACATGCTTCGTCTGTTGAAACACCATTTTTTCTATCTCTCCGCATATCTCTAAAGTTCTTTTAATCATTGTAAAATCAGACTTTTTCAAAAAGTTCAGAATTAGAAATCTTTTCCGTTCTCTGCGTATCTTGTGGGGCGGTGGCAATATGGTGGCACTGCCACCGCTGAACCCTTGACCTTGCTTATTCCTTCATAGCACCTGTATTTTACCATGCTACAATACCGCTGACAACTCATATAAGCGTTATATAGGGCATTTCTACCCCACACCCCTATATTTTATCATTAGCGTTCTTTAGGCTTTCTGACAAGGCATATAAGAATAGCAACCAACAGCACCACTTGAATGATCTGCAACCAATCCATACTGTTATCTTTTATAGAATCATCCACCGCTGTCTGCTGTTGTTCAGCATTGATGCTGATGTTGTATTTTCCATCTACCACTTCAATCTTGCAGTCAACACCCTTTGCATCAATGTTCAGATTCTGCACCGGGTCAGAAATCTTGACCGTTTCATCCATTCCGGCAGAACTTGCAGCCACTTCATTGCTGTTTGGATAGACAATATATGTATTGTTTTCATGCTGCGGGGTGCTATCTTGAATAACAGGCTGTGATGTGTCCCCAGTTGCTGTCTGATAATAGTTGTTCGTTGTATTTGTCGTTGTGGTTGTACTGGTGTCACCTGTGCTATTTACCTTTGAATTATCAACCCGGCTGCTTGAATTATCGGTTGTAGTATTAGTTGTGGTGCTATTCACTGTGTCCCCACTGCTTACAGTGCTTGTATTGGTGTTTGTAGTGTCCGTTGTTGTATTGCCTGAATTTCCCGTATTGACTGTATCATCAGATTTTGATTGATCTGTTTTACCATCAGGTTCTTCTTTCCCCGGCTGTGTTGGTTCAGGTGTTTCACTTGGTTCTGTTCCGGGTTCGGTTTCATCCGGCTTTTCCGTGTCTGTTGGTGTTGATGGCTCTGTTGACGGGTCAGTTGATGGTTCGGAAGGCTTTGACGGGTCAACCGGGTCTGTTGGTTCAGGTGTTTCCGGCTGCTTTTCTGAATATTCCAATTTCAGCAGCGCATTTTCCTTTGTTGGGTCTACATCAGGAATATAAATATTTTCATCAAAATCATAATCACAGACCCACCCGGCAACTTCAAAATTGTCCGTACTGAACAGTTCATTGAGTTGTTCAACTGTATCTGTCAATGTTGTCACACCTGAAACCTTGGTTGCAATATCAGCACCGCCATTCACTGAACTGTTTGCATACACTTTTGTTCCTGTAATAATTGTATTTCCGGCATTAGATACACCACCACCAAAGTCATTCGCCTTGTTTCCTGTTATTGTCCCGCCTGTTATCGTACAGGTTGCAACATACGAGCTGTTATCAATAGCACCGCCACAAGTAACTGCACCGCAATTTTTTATATTGCAGTTATTGATTTCAACCTGTGAATCCCCCTGTATTTCAATAGCACCGCCCGCAAGGGCATAACTGTTTTCAAAAGTACAATCATTGAACACGCATGAACCTGACTGAATTTTTACCGCACCGCCAACACTCCCGCTACTTGAATAATTTTCACTATTTCCAAAATCATTGAACTTGCAATTTGTGAAAGTTGTTTCATACTTGCTTGTTATCCAAGAATAGGATGAAGCAATCCCACCACCGTCAAATGTTATATTCGTTACCGCTTCATTGATGTATTCAAAAACAATACGGCTATCTGCTGAACCTCTCTTTATGGTCAAATGCTTGGAACTGCTGCCGATTTTAACATCAGTACCTAAATCAATTTCACCATGAACAACAATTATATCACCATCCTGTGAATACTGTACTGCATCCTTGAAATCATACCAACTTGATACAGAATGAATAGTTGATGTTGTTTCTGCTTTGACTGCCATGCTCACCAAGTTCACACACAACAGGCATACCAATAACACACTGACCACAATCTTCTTTTTCTTCATCTTCTGAAACCTCCAAAATAATATTTTCCCCATAGGACAGGGTAAAAGTATTGTATCAGGGATTCATATAACGCTTATATAAATGCTTGGTTGAATTACTTGATAAACTAAAAGCACGGCTATTTGACCGTGCTTTCTATACTCTATCTTTGAAGAACTCACACCATTCAGGATTTTCTTCATCAAATATTTTTTTCTGTTCAGGTGTTAGGTTGTGCGGATAATCAGCAAACATATTGAACACTTGCTTTTTGTCAAAACTGAACAGCCATTCACCGACTGAATCAGGTGTATCTTTCCACCAAATCTGATCTGTTTCATTGTTCTTGTACCAGTTACTTGACATCACCCGTCACCCCTTTCTTTTAATTTCCATAGATTGAACCGCTTTCATCATTTTTAGTCCCAATGTTCCCCGTCTTTGGGGTATAATTCCAAAATATCATAAAAGTTTGGAATATCTGCAATCTGCTTTCCATCTTTTAACGCCGTCAACACTCTAATCTTTTCATCCAGTAGTTCATCACTGTCTAAATCAAAAAATTGTATCATTGTAGGTGGGAAATCGACTTCTGAAAACAACTGTCTGACCTTGATACCCTTTTCATCTTTCATATACTCTGCAAATTCTTTCTTTAATTCTTCCGGGGCATCCTCTGTCAGATGCCAGTTGTCAGGTTCAGGGACAAAAAAAGGACTATCCCAAAATGACGGCATTGATTGTGACATATTACTTCACCCCTTTCAGCAGTTCTTCCAACATTTCACCAAACTTTGCTGCAACAGGTCTTGGTTCATCCGATACCATGTATTCAGCAAAACATTCAGCAAACCATTCCTGTGCATCTTTGGTTGCATATCCACTGACTTCATTGCGTATGTCAGAAACTTTCAACCCGCATGATCTCATTACCTTTGGTCTTAGATCAGCAGATACAATTTTCGGTCTGTAATTATTCAGTAACCCACATACCATTTCAGTATATGACAGGTAATCATCAATAGCGTGTCCCAGTTCGTGCATAACAATAGCACTGAAATCTGTACCCTTTGGATGAAAACCCGCCTGCAAGTCTTTTTCATAGGACTTTGCAAGTTTTTCCATATCAGAAAAATACTTTGTATTGACCGTAACACCACCGTGACCAAGACCAAAAGAACATTGTGCGTATGTCATACCGCCCAACTGTGTACTTCCAACTGCGTTCAATTTTCCCTTCAACTGCGGGAATTTATCAAATAGTTGTTCATGGGTCTTGTAAATGGACTTTGCACAACCCAAATCCAAGCCTTTCAGACCTATTCTTTCATTGGTGTCATACACATGACCGTTGATTTCCGCAACCCTAAACCATTGCTGATCTTTCATCAAATCCTGAACTTGTTCAACAGTTTCACAATCATCAACGGTTTTCTTTTCTTCTGTCTTGATTGTATCATCCGGCAACGCTTCTTGCAAACCTGACTTATCACCACCGTTGACAAATGCCTTTTCCCATTCCTTGTAAGTCATGTTGCCCGGTACAAAGTAGGTCTTGCCTGTTTCTTCATCCCGTGCAGCACGTTCACCAACAGCATCAAATTCATCATCAAAATATGGTACTGTGGTTGAACGGCAATGAACATGAAATGGCGGTGCAGTCACACCAACCTTCCATTCAGACATAGGGAAATGCTTGCCATCCATACCCCGGCATATATCCGAAGTGTGGGAATCCAGTGTTGCCACAATCTCAAATTGTTCAACATCCAGTTCAGTGAAACAGTCCTTTTGTGCTGCGGAACTGAAAAAGGCTTCTTCTGTCATTACCAACCGCCCGGCGTTGGTCTTGGAAGTGTTCATCTTCCGGGCAATTTCATCAATGGCTTTCTGTGGGTCTTTTCCCAAGATGATGTTTTGTGTCAGGGTGTTGTTCAGTTCATTGACCAACTTCTGACGGTTGCCCCATATCCTTTCACTGAAATTCTTGCCGTCAACCGCCCAAGGTTTATTGATGACCTTGCTGATCTGCTTATCATCCAGTGCGGAAAAGTCCCAACCAACACCCACACCCTTCTGAATTTCATAGGCTGTGTGATAATAGCCGGACTTGTAAACATTCCGCATTGTGCTGTCAATGCTGTCAAGTTGATTTCCAAACATGACTTCAATGCTCTGTTGGGTCTGCAACTTCAAGGCTTCAAGTCTGCTGATATGGAATCTTGCAGATGCATTTTCAAGTTGCTTGACCCAAGTGCCATTGATTGCATTTTCCTGACCGTACTGAATATACTGGTTTACATCCCATTTCAGTTCAGCAAGTTCCTTTGCGTTCAACATCCGCTTTGCTTCTGCAAGGGTTACCCCGTTGTTAGATGCAAAACGCTGATACCATGCAGCAATCTGACCTTCAAGTTGCTTCTGTGCCTGTCGATACTGTTTTTCAATATCTGCATAACACTGAACCCCCTGTTGGTGTGCTGCCTGTTCAAGCAGTTCAAAACGCTTCTGCCAGTATTCACCGTTATTCATCTACTTCACCGCCCTGACTTCCCTGTGACGGGTCACCTTTATTGTCAGGGTCATCATTCTGTGTACCAAACGGGTCATACTGTGCAAGCATTTCTTTCTGTGCTTCTTCCTTCTGCTTTTTCAGGCGTTCCATTTCAGCCTGTGGGTCATCCACCCAAGGATGATTAGCAATGATTGTTTCATCAGAAATAAGTCCCTGTGACTTGGTGCAGTTGTCAATGATTTCTGATTCATTCATCAGCATATCACGGTTGAATATTACATCAACACCATCTTCCTGACCTTCAAAGTCACCCATTCCTGAATTAGCAAGGTGACAGTTCACAAACCAAAGAATATCATCCATTGTTGCCTGTGCTTCTGATTCTGTATCATTGGCATCTGTATCAATGTCAGAATACATTGACTGAATGTTCATCTGATTCGGATTGCCTGAAAGTCTGTCATCCTTGGCATCATAACCCATTGCATTTTCAATCAGTGCTTTCTTGAAGATTTCCACAATAACCTTGTAATTGTCTGCATTGACCGTGATTTCAAGGGTTTCAACACCACCCTTTGTATCACCGTCATACCTGACTTTGACTGCACCAAAGGTTGCAAGGTTTTTTCTGAACTCACCCAAATTAGTACCGTCATAGTTTTTCAGTACCAAAATGGTGTTCCTTGCATCCTCTTGCATATTGTTTTCAAAGTCAGACAGCATCACATTGATACCGTCCTGTAAGGACTTGACCCTTTTAATCAGCGGTGTTTCCTGTTCATTGGCTTTCAATGGAATCAGGGGAACACGCTGCCAGTTGAACATTTGCACATTTCCGGCTGCATCCGTCATTGTAACGTGCGGGAAATCAGCAGTGTCATTATTCACAACATCAGGTATCAGTTTTGAACCGTCCAGTATGAACAGGTGAACACCTGTCAGATCATACACTTCAACCTTTTCAATGTACTTGCGTTGTGTGCCATCATAAGCAACTGACACATACAATCTGATGAAGAAATCCAGTTCAGTATGTTCAGAATCTTTCCAAAACGGCAAAATCTCATAAGCGTGGAAAAGCCTGAAAGCAAATTCCCCCCGGTCATTGTAGTAAGGATATAGCCAAGCAATACCGCCATTGTATGCAGCTTTGCCCGCACTCTTTAATGTTCGCATGAACTTCTTGTCAAATACCTTTTTCAGCAGTTCAATGTACTGTTCATTGTCACCGTTTAATGTAAATGGCTTGCCGAACAGGTAATTGGCTTTCTGATTCACCATTTTTGCATACTGGTTATCAACAATACGGTTGTTTGGTAAGTTCTCAACAACTTCAAGTTTGCCGTCCTCACCTATCATTGTACGCTTGCGGTGAATCACATCATGGTCACCGTCATAATACAGAAATCCCTTAATCTGCATCATCCTACGGGGTGAACATTTCCAAGCAAGGATTTCTTTTTCAAGAAATTCCAAGTCAGTCATGTGGGATTTTGCCCCTTCCAGTATGAAATTACTTAGTTTCAAAGTGATTGCATCCACAAAGGAACTGAACACTGTTCAATCACCCCTTTCATTGCATAATAAAATCAAAACCCCTGAAAACACTATGTTTCCAAGGGTATGTGTTACTAATTTGTTTCTAATATCTCAAAAAGTAGTTATACAGGTGTCATAGGCGGTCACCGATTGCAACCGCCCCGGAGTAAGCATTTGACAACCTTTTCCTACCGTCCAAAAAGAAACGGCTGCTGACACCGTGTATTCTACCCGGTAATTGCTTAATCAAAACTAAAGGCATCACCTTTTGCCATCTGTTCAATCGCATAACGCATTGCATCCATCAGGTGGTTGAAATCATCAATAGGACGGTTCAGTTTCTTGCCTGTCTTGGCATCCTTGTCCCATTGATAGTTGCTGATCTCTGTGATGAAATTCACGCATCTTGGGTGAATGATAATGTGATAGTCCTGAATGAAGTCAATGCCGTTGTTGATGCTGTCCTTGCCCTTCCTTGCTTTCCTGATTCCTTTCAGACCCAGTTCACGCAAGCGGTCAATGCTCTTTGGTTCTGCTGAATCGGCTGTGATCTTCTCTTTCACATATCCCATCCGCTGAACCTGTTCGGCAATGGCTTCATTACTCATACCCGGCTGATACATTTCATCAAAGACCCAAATGGTCTTGCTTGACTGATCTATCAGACCACAAAACAGTGCTGACGGGTCATTTGTATAACCAAAGTCAAGACCGAATACAGACTTGACCCCGGCAATCGTCTTGACTTCATCAACACTGAACGCCTTTTCTTCCCAATTTTCATAGACAAGACCGTCTACAATACCCCAATCACCAAGACCCGCCACTTTGTAACGCCTTGGGTTCTGCTTCTTCATGGTTTCAAAGACTTTCAAGTCTGCCTTATCCAACCATTCATTGCACTTGTAATTGGTGGTCATTGCAAGGGTTTCATCATCTGTGTTATCAAAAAACCGCTTCTTTATCCAGTGGTGTTCATTCCACGGGTTCAGTGTAAGGGTTATTTGCTTGAACAGTCCTGAACCGTCAGGAACAGCACCACGGATTGATTCATCAAGCATATTGAAATCATCTTCTGAACTGATTTCATATGCTTCTTCAATCCACATCCAACACAAACAGCCAATATCAACGGTTATTGATGTTACTTTCAGGGGGTCATCCAGTCCCCTGAAATAAATCTTTTGACCTGTCGGTTTGTAGGTCATTTCAAGTGGTGATTCTTTGATTTCCCAAAAGGCATCAACGCCAAGGCGGTGAATCGCCCACTTCAATTCTGTGAAACAGGAATCTTTCAGTGTCCTGAATGTTTTCCTGACTACAAGGGTATTTGCCTGTGGGTACTTCATCATATTGGTGATGTACCAAAGGGCAGTTGTTTTTGATTTCTTGGATGCACGGCTGCCCTTACATACCCTATATCTACCTTTCCAACGCCAAAAAGTACCGTAACCCTTACCAACCAGTTCAGGCAACTGTACTTTCTTCTTGCCGGACTTAGTAACCTTGTAATCTTCCGGGTACAGGATAAACTTCTGATACCCAAAAACATACTGTGAAGAAATGCGGTTCTTTACCATAGGCAATCACCGCCTAATCTTCAAGGGCATCTTCACCTGTGATAACAATAGGCTGCGTGATATTCACATCAATCTTGTCATTCCACATACCCAAATGCTTACCAAGTAATTCAAGTGCTTTCAGCTTTGGTGAAATCTTCACTTCCCTTTCAACGCTTGACCCGGTTTCTGATTCAGACTGTTTATATTTCACGGATTCAATACAGGCAAGGTCATCATCAGTTGCATTGTCTTTGATTCTTCCGTGACCATCAACAAGGTCTGTCATCTTCACAAAAGCAATGCGGGCAAGTTCTAAAACAACCCTGTCCTGATTGATTCCTGTTCTTTTGCTGCGTTCTGCCATTGCAACACTAATTGCCTGTTGAACCTTGACATTTGCCAACATCCTTGAACCTTGCTGATCTGCTGTTTTTGCCGAATAACCCGCACGAATGGCTGCTTGTGTTGCGTTCAGGTCAATCAGGTATTCTTCAACAAAACGCTGCTGTTTTTCAGTTAATTTTGCCGTTTTTGCCATCAAACAACACCCCTTTCATGTATTTTTGCAATAAAAAATCCCTGAAACATTACATTTCAGGGTGCAAATATCGGCAGTAAAAAATAAATTGCAGATAATTCATAAGAATTATCTGCAACCCAGTTTTTGCAAGTTTATCATAATTGTCTTGTACCTGTTTGTCAATCATCAGATTATAACCGATTATATCAGATATGTAAGGTTTTTATATGTTTCTTCAAACGCTGCAAGTGCCTTGTTGTGCAGTTCAACCGTGTAATTATAAGACTTTTTCATTTCTTTGGATGCCTGTTTCACTGTTTTGAATTGAACATACACTTTGAACAGAATTTGATTAAAATAATTGTTATGCAGTCCCCTGATCTGCTTGATTATCAGATTCTTAGCATCACAAAAGCGGTCAATTTCAGAATTGATTTCATCATTGAAAGCAACATAGTTTGTAACCGCCTTGCATAAACTGTCACCTGACGGACTTGTCTGCACTCTTTCAGCAGAATAATCTATTGCCCCGGTACTGCAAGCATTGGTTTTCATATCATCAAGGCGTTCTAAGTCCTGATTGATATTAGTATCAAGTTCCTGTAACTGTCCTAAATATTCCCTTGCGGATAATGTTTTCATTCTTTCACCTATCCTTTCCTTGGTATCTGTTGGGTAACGGTTGAAAATTGGCAAAAAATACCTTGAAAGCCTTGTAAATACTGACGGTAACGGTTGGTAACGGTAACGGTTAAACCCTTATACTCTATATTTTTACTTTTTATAAATACATAAAAAAAAACTTATATAAAAATAATAAGAAAATTACATTTAACCGTTACTACAGTTACAAACCGCATAAATAAAGACTTTCAACCGTTACCGTGAACCGTTACCAACAGTTACCAACCGCAACTACTGCATAAAATCATACGGTGTATCATTCACCTTTGTATAAATCACATCAGCAACAACCATCTGACCAAACTGCTGACCCGCTGCAAACTTAGGAACTGCAATCACGGCAACCCCGGCAGTATGCACCCCATACAACAACTGTGATATGTATTGGTGTGCAAGTTCATAAAGTTCTGTACCAATCACCTGACCTTCAAATTCTTTTTCCACCAATGGGAAAATATCATCATTCATTGATACACTGCCCTTCTGTTCTAATAATTCCAAAATCTCATTTTCCATAATTTCTTAACCTTCACCTTTCTATCTTGCCTGTCTTTCATTCTCTGAACCTTTTTGTTGGAACTCATTACTTCCAGTTCCCAAGGTTTCATTTGTGGAAACCATTTCCACCTATCAAATGTACCTGTAAATATTTCATTCATCTGTAAACTCTTCCCGTCTTGGTATCTTTTACCTGAACACGTTCAGTCAGTTCAAACCCCGCACCTTTGATGATGTATTTCAAAACCTTAATCAGATCATAGGCACGTTTGTCTGCTACTTCACATTCAATCTGTTCACGTTCTTCCTTTGCAACTCTACCAACCGCAATAGTTGCCGTTGGGTCTGCATAACCTTCTGTATTTCTTCCACCTTTCACTAATTGATACCTTCCTTTCTTATAATCCCACTGTTCAGCATTGCACTGAACATACTTTCAAATATCGGTACGGGTATGGAATTACCCGCCTGATGATATAAGGTTCTGTTCATTTTCCCCGGTTCAACTCTGCAAGTTGCTTCTGCTGCATAAAAATCATCATCCGAATACCCCATCAACCGCCAACATTCCAGTTCTGTCAAATATCTGTATTTTCCACCACCAAGATCAATGACCTGTGCGGGTGTCCTATCCTGTCTTGTTGTTATAGTATTTACATAATCTTTGATTATGGTTGCCCTTCTAATTCCTTTCTTACCAATTACTGAATAAACACTTGGCTGTGTCACCAAGTAGCAATCAGGAACATCACCGTATTCAAGAAAATTTGAAATGTTTTTCATGGGTCTTTTTTCCATCAGTTCAAAATCAAAAGCATTGTCACCAAGAATTGATACTGTGAAACACCGTTCCCGTGCCTGTGGTATTCCATAATCACGGCAGTCTAACACTTTGTAATTATTGGAATAACCCAACTTTTCCATATATGACAGGTAACGGTTGAAGTTGTGAACCATGTGCTTTGATAAAACATTCTTTACGTTTTCCCATATCACAACAGTTGGTTTCCACTCACCCATCTGTTCAATAATATGTACCGTTTCCCACATCAGGGATGATCTTGTCCCTGAACCTTCATCAGCACCTTTTCCTTTGTTTATTCTTCCGTCTGCTGCCGTTGCTTTTCCCTGATGCCCCGCAATACTGAAATCCTGACACGGTGACCCGTGAATCAGAATATCAGGTTGAAGATTCCACCCCACTACTGTCTGCGGTGAATATGCTGATTCCTGTTCAAACATTGCATTGTATGACCTGACCGCCTTTTCATCAATTTCCACATAATCAATAGATTTTACTGAAACACCTATGTTTCTAAGGGCAACCCTTGGTGACCCTATGCCACCAAAAAGTTCCAATATTTGCAGTTTTTCTGACACATTCAATCACCTTCCTTTCTACTATGAAACAAATATCTTACAATTTTTATTGTTCACTTTTTTCTGAATTACTCTGAACCCAAGCCTTTTATTGATCTGCTTACTGAATACAATATTTGACATTGGCTGCATTGCATTGTCTGCACAAAAAACCTGATACCGTTTATATACATCAGCTGTTGGTTCATTTTCGATCATGTCAACCCCGCTGTCATTGATAAATGCAAGGATAGGGTTGTTTTCTTCCTCATACTCTGTCAACTGGTTCTGAACCTTGTCTGACTTGGTGAATCCGTCACTGATGATGATTCTTTTCAGACCTTCTACACCAAGCCTAATAAGATATTCAATACTGTCCTGTTGAATCAACCTGTATTTGATAAATGGGTCATAGTCAGGTGAATCCTTGCTGAACGTGGCATTGAATGGAATGATAACCAAACGCCTAAGTACCGCCCCGGTCTTGTCCTTCATACGGGGAATATCATTGGCACTGAATAACAGTTTGATGAACGGGTTGAACTCAAATGGGTCTTGTCCTTTTCGCTCTGCCTTGATGCGGTTACCTGTTACTATTTTTTTGAACACACTGACCTGTGAACCTTGAAGGAAATCATCACCAATATCATCACCAATGTTTGCCAGTTTGCCGAACAT